GGAGTTTTAGTATTAAATAGTAGTCAGGCTTATGGTGAAGGTTCTGGTGCTTTAACATATTGGGACGTATCTGAATGGACTGATACTGTGTTTTCAGTAGGTGGAGATAGTCAAATTAATGGTAGTGGTGATTCTATGCTAGCCTATTGTTGGCATGGAGTTGAAGGTTATAGTAAATTTGGATATTATGAAGGAAATGGTAATGCAGATGGACCATTTGTTTACACAGGATTTAGACCTAGAATGATATTTTTAAAAGATGCAGATAGAGGTGAGAGTTGGGTTACTTTTGATAGTGCAAGAAATACTTTTAATTCTGTTGATAAAGGATTATTTTACAATGCAGCTAGTGCTGAATCAACAGGCTCTGGTAGTGGTTTTGATGTAGATTTTTTATCTAATGGTTTTAAACTGAGATGTTCCCATGATAATATGAATGGTTCATCTACATATATCTATGGTGCATGGGGTGACGTTCCATTCAAATATAACAATACTTTTTAAAGGAGAAAAATATGTGGGGAAAAATAGAAAATAAAGAAATAATAAAGATTTATAAATATCCAGAGCAACTTAGAGATGCTTCAGGAACTTTGCATCCAAAAGCTACATTTCAAAACAATACTAAATTAGCAGAATTTTATATATATCCAGTAGTAAATACTAATACACAACCTGCTTATCCTGAATTGTATAATGGTAGTAGCGAGTCTTATGCTTGGAATGAAAAAAATAGTCAAATAGATAGAACTTACAATTTTTCTGCAAAAGCCTTAGATGATGCTAATGCAAAAGATGAAGATGGTAAAGATTTAAAAGATGAAGATGGAAACCAAGTTATTGATGAGGGATTAAAAACTATTCTAAAAAGAAAAGTTAATGCTATGCAATCTTCATTATTATCAGGTACTGATAAATGGATAATAAGAAAAGCTGATACAGATGAAGCTATTCCTTCAACAGTAGTAACTTATAGAAAAGCAATAAGAGATTCAGCAACTACTATGGAAACAGCTATTACTAATGCAAAAACATTTGATGCAATAGTAGCTTTGTTAACTACTATTTATAATACTAATGGTTCAGTTAAAACTCTTGCAACATTATATAACTTTCCTGTTAAACCAAATGATATGCCAGAGTAATGAAGTTATCACCAAACTTTACATTAGCCGAATTTTGTAAAAGTCAAACTGCAACAAGAAATAATATTGATAATATTCCTACAGATGAAACTATAAGAAATAATATTATTGCAGTAGCAACAAATATTTTACAGCCTATAAGAAATAATTTTGAAATACCCTTCTCTCCAAACTCTGGTTATAGAAGCCCAGAATTAAATGAAAAAATAGGAGGTTCTAAAACAAGTCAACATTGTAAAGGACAAGCAGTAGATATTGAAGTTCCTACTATAAGTAATTTAGAATTAGCTAACTGGTGTTCTGTTATGTTGAATTTTGACCAGATAATATTAGAATACTACAAAGAGGGAGAGCCTAGTTCTGGTTGGATACATATATCTTATAATTTAGAAAACAATAGAAAAAAATATTTAACTTTTGATGGTAAACAATACAAGGAGATGAAATAATGGCACTTACAGCTTTAATAGCCCCTGCAACTAAGCTACTAGGAAAGTTTATACAGGACAAAGACAAGAAAGCAGAATTGGCTCACAAGTTGGCTACAATGGCAGACGAACATGCTCAAGCTTTAGCCCTTTCTCAAATTAAACTAAACACAGAAGAAGCTAAGGGTAATTGGTTTCAATCATCTTGGAGACCTCTTATCGGATGGATTTCTGGATTATCTTTAGGAATTAATTATTTAATATCACCAATCTGTGCAGGATTTGGAGTAGTGATACCACAAGCTGATATGTCTGTGATGATGCCTTTGCTGCTTGGTATGTTAGGAATAGGAGGTCTTCGTTCCTTCGATAAGTTAAAAAAAACAGATAGCAAGAAATAATATACTAATATAAGCCATTTAAATAGTCTCTGAGTAGCCTTTAATATGTTTTATGCTATATATGTACTCTAAGTAAAGTAAGTAAACCAGAAGTCTTCTCTATTCATATTATACTTTTCAGCTAATATATCTGCTTCAGTATAAATATCATCTGCTTCTTTATCATTATCGCTATTATGTTTTATATACCAATTATATCTATCTACTAATTTTTTTATTTCTGTTGTTATCATATTTTATCCTATCTAAACTGTGGTCCACTAAACCATGCAACTAATGCCCATCTCTCTCCTTTAGTTACTCTTGTTACTCTATGAGAAATAAAACTGCTAAATAATAAACAGTCTCCAACTTTCATATCACAAGTTTGTTTTCCATTTAAAAAAAATTCAAGATTGCCTCCAGAAAAATTATCATTAAGCAATATTGAACAACTCAATTTTCTATTACTAGCATCTCCTATACCTAAATCACTATGCCAATCATATCCATTAGTAGGAGAATTATATCTTAATAACTGTGGTCTTTCTAATAATCCAGATAAGTTATATTGAAAAGTTTCATTAGCTCTTACTACTTGCTCAATTAAAAATGTATCTAACCATTCTTCTTTCTCATGTATTCTCCAAACATCTACTTCTCTAATTTTAATAACATTAGATAACTTACCTTCAGTATCATAAACTTTACTAGATTTATAAGAAGACTTTTTAGAAAGCTGAATTATTTTTTCACAAAAACTTTTATTAATAGTTTCTGTTTTAGTTATTCCATGTTCTCCCCCCATTATAGGGGGTATACATAGACTCATAATTTTTTATCTGCAATCATGTAATTAATTAACATTTTAATTCTATCTGGAAATTCTCTTTTTCCATTTTCAATTAAATGAATACTAGCTCTGTTTGCATAACCTAATACATCAGCCATTTTTTGTTGAGATATATTTTTCTTAACTCTGTATTTTTTTAACTCTTCTGCTGAATTTATCATTACATTATTGTACTATATCTGTTTGATTATTCAACAGTTCATTTTCAAACTTTCTTTCTAATTCATAATTTCTAGGTTTTAAATTAGAATTTTGCTTTGCATAACTATTCCATTTTTCAAGCCATAGTTTTTTAAACTGTTCGTCATTTGCATTTCTATAAGCAATATCTAAATTAGTTAGTATCTTGCTTTCTAAAATAAAAAAATTATTCTGTTTCATCATAAAAATCCTCTTCTAACATTCTTTCTAATTTGGTTTGTAAAAGTTCTGTTTGTGCTTCTGCACCTAACGTATTTTTAGATTCTATGTTTCTTCTTATTGCTTTACATATATCTATTGCTGAAGCTACATTTTCTCTTTGTTTTTTTATATTTTGTTCCATATAAACTCCTCTAATTTAAAACTGAGTGTCCTCTGGCTATTAAGCATTGTTTTAATTTTTTATTGCAAGTAGACTCTCCTAAAGGTCTAGTACAACTTAGCCAATGTGTTTCTAAATCTTCTGTTAATTCTTTGCACTCTACAATATCTCTTGTTATATCTGCATAGTTTTCAGACACTCTTGGGTCTACTATTGGCTGATATTTTACCGAACATCCCCCAATTAGTAAACTTAAAAGAATCATTCCAATAATTAATATTATCCAATCTTTTTTATACATTTTATTTACCTCCTGATGATAAGTGTAATTCTTTTCTTACTGACTCTGGTATTTTATTTTTTATTTCTTCTTCATTTTCAAAATCATCTGCTTCGTTGTAATCTGTTTCTGGGACTTCCATTTTTATATGAAGTTCTCCATTTTGATGTGTTGTAATTTTATATTGAAATGGAGCTGAGTCTACTAACCATCTTAATATTTTTTGCATACTTTGTGCTTGTGTGTGTTTAATTTCCATTTTATTTCCTCTATGTTGTGGGGGATTTTACTCCCCCTATTTTATACATTAACTATTGTTGAGATTGTACGAAACTATCTACTTCCCAATCTGTTTTTGAAATTGAGGCACTAATTCTACATCCATCAAAAACCCATCTTCTAGTAGTCATCCAAAAGTTAAATCCTTTTGTGCTGATGTTTTTAGCATTTGGAGGAGTTTGTTCTGATTGAGGACTTACTCTTCCTACTTGACTTTTAACAAATGCTTTAGCTCCTTTTCTTTCTTGTTTATTCATTTCGTTCCAATTTTTAATTTTCATTTTATTCCCCTTGTTGTTTAATATGTCAACAGTATATTATGTAATGTATTCATTTGTCAACAACTAAAAGAAATTTTTTTAATATTTATATCCATATATTAATTTCTTTGTGCCTTGCTGATATTTCTTATCATACCAATTTTCTCCTCTTCTGCTAACAGATATGCCTTGTGTAAAGCCTAAATTTTCCCAGTTATCAGCCTTATATATAGCACCAGTTCTAGGAGGTTCTACAAAAGTAATTATGCCAAGCAATATATCTTGATATTTTTTTTCGTAATCTTTCTTAATTGTGTTTCTATATAATTTTAATATTTGTGTACCAAGATTTTTTTTATTTTTATTATTAACGATTCGGAATACATTATTATTTATAAATTTTTTTTCATCATCTGTATCAAAATATTTTCTAAATAGTTTATAATTTAAAGGAGGAGATGCTCCTCCAATAATACCAATAGGCTCATTGTTTATGTATATTAAATAATTTAAACTTCTACCAACTATCCCTTTACTATTTGGATAATGTTCCATATACCATTTTACAAACAAGTCATTAGATTTCTTTATTGGCATCAAAGTTAATACCTCACTAAACATATCAAATTGAATTGATGTGCTTTTGTTATATATCATCCCACTATGACCTTTTATTCCAGTCTTGCTTTTCTGAATACATTCATAACATTTTAATTTGCCAAAAGTTGATGATACTTTTTTAGTGCTACCACAAAGATAACATTTTTTTTCTATAGACAATTTTCCATCTTCTTTTTAAATTCTTGATAATAATTTTCTTCTGATAGTAAAACTTTTTTATAATTATTTTTGTAAGAAGTTAATAAAGTATTTCTTAATTTGTCGTGTCTTAATTCGTATATTTTAGTTTTTAATTCATTAAAATTATTTACTCTTTGATTTGCTTCTATATTAAAAGTATTTTTTGAATCATAATCCTTCCAAACAAATGGTATAATGTTCATAGCAAGAGCTTCTATATATCTAGCAGTTGTTGCTTTTGAATCTAACCAGTTAAAGCAAATTGTTGCTCTAACATTTTTAAGTAATGGATACAATTTATTCCAATCTTTAATCCATTTATTATTTCTTACAACTCCAGATGGATAACCTCCTACTAAAACTTTACTCATATTTTCTTCTCTATATAATTTTCTTAAAGTTTTTTCTCTTTCATTTTTTTCAGCAGGTTTCATTTTTCCCCAATACCCAAAATCGACATCTTTACTTGGTTCAAATAAATTTTGTTGTGTTAATTTTTTTAAGAAATGATATTTCATACCATGAATATTTCCAGAAAAATCTATTTCATCTATAACATTTATAGATTTAAGATTAATATTTTTTAATGTTTCTGTCTCATATAACTCCTTACTGTCTCCTCTATCACTTCTCCATATGATAACTTTTTTATTTTCAAAGTAAGGTCTAATATTTTTCATGTGGTTTTCTGACTTTTCTAAATCTCTAGGGTCCATTTGTAGTTGTCCATGATATCTAAATTCACTATCACTTGGTATAATAATTACATCTGCATTTTTAATTGTTTCTGGAGTTCTCTTAGGCATAGTGCCATCAAAAGTAACATTATATGTATTATAGTCGTGTTGTGTATTGTCCTGCATCCATTTAACATAATTCTCAAAGAAACTATCTAATACTGTATTTAAAGGCTTTTGATAGATAACATATGACCTAATTCTTGCTATTACTATTTTCATCTTTATTTTTTACTAACTCTATTAATTTGTCTGATAAATCTTGAAATAAACAATGTATTATTTCTTTTTCTTTTTTATCTTCAATCTTTCCTATTACTCTTTTATAAATATTCTGTATATCTTCAACACTTTTTGTAATGATACTCATTTTGCCTCCGTTCTATATTCATCATAAAGTCTTTCCCATATTTTAAGAGCAGTATCGTTATTAGTAAATTCTGACCTACTTTGAACTCCAGTAATAGCTCTTATACCATTCACTATAGTTGAAGGCTCTTGGGGATTTATTTCTGGTACTTTGTTTTTTAGCCATGTTCCGAAAGCAATATCACTTCCTAATATACCTGCTTGTTGTATTGCTTTACTTGCTCTAGTGTTTACTTCTACTTTTCTATTATCTAACAAAGCTACTGCAACCCATTTTTCTTCTGATGGAGTTGGTATACCAAAATTATTTGTTACTTTGGTTGCTTCTTCTATTGGTACTTCAATTATCATCTGAACTACATTTCTAGTTTTTACTAATTTAAAATCTGCATATGTTCCTCTAATTACTGCTTGTGTCATATTTCCTCCTAATTAAACTTGCTCTTTTTACACTTAAATGCTGATTACCATTTAAAATTGCTCTGATATACGTAGTACTACAATCTAGTTCTATTGCTAAATCATTTATACTCAATTTATTTTCTTTTGCTATACGATACAAAAGTTTGCTGTGTGGTTTTTTTATATTCTTATAATCTTCTAATTTTATCAGTTTAGGCATAAAAAATTTCCTTAAATATTAATTTTATTATTTTTCTATATTCTTTTTGATTATATTTTGAAATATCTATTTCTTGAATTAACAAACTTGCTTGTTCTAATTTTTTGTTTTTTGTTTTTATTCTTAAATCTGTCATATTTTTTTTAATACAATTATTGCAAACATACTGACTAGCATTGTCTACTTTTATAATTTTTTCTACTGCACATTGACTGCACCATAACCATTTGATATTATCTGTCTTTTTCATAATACGGACTTGATAGCCAAACTTTCTGTACTGTTAGATGTCCGAAATAAGCATTACCAGTTACTTCTTCAAAAAAATCTAGTTCACTTCCTCTCATATGTAAGGCTCTGTGGCAAGTCATACATAAAGGCATTAAATCTTTATCTCCTGCTTTTCTTCCCATGCCTCTCTCTGAGAACTTTGGTTTTAAGAGATGATGAGCTTGAATCACATTGCATGAGTCAAAACAAGGGGAAAACTCGTTAAGAGTCACGAATTGTTTGCTCATCATCTTTTGGTATCTAAAAAAAGTGCTAATAGAACAATCAAGACTATGCACCCATTTTAGATGTTTCTTGTTAACATATCGTTTTGCCATTTAGAATTGATTATCCTCTGGCATATCGTCTGTCAAAACTTTCGAGTCTGGAAAAACTTTTTTTATAGCTTCTATATCTTTTTCTTTTTTTTCATCTACTTTATATTCTGATATTTGAACAGATAAAAACCCTTCTCCATCTTTTTTTTGTTTTCTCCAAAAAGCAATACCCATTGTAGTATCTATTTTTCTAACTTCTACTACTCCTTTTCCATCTGGTGCTTTTTCATTTTGTTTATCTTCTGGTAATATTTTTTTAACATTGCCTATTGATTCAAATACTTCAAATGTATCTTGTCCTTGTGCATTTTTTCTTTTAATCAATATACAATTTCTGTCAAAACCATTCATGTTAATTTTGCCTTGCATTACTACATTGTATGGAGCATCTGCACTTATTTTCCATAATGCTCCTTTATTTGTATTATCATATTCCATACTAACCTCTCTGTTGAATTTTCATATTGTCTACATTATTCATATCTGAAGCATCATTATCATCATCTCCATCTAATCCTAGCAAGGCTAGTAATCCATATCTCTTAGCATAAGTTATAGAGCTTCCTAGCTGATGTGGGTCGCTAGTGTTTCTTGCAATCAATGGAACTCCCCCATCTGTATACCACTTTCCAGAAGTATGAATTAGTCTAGTCTGTATTATCGTTTTGTTTTCGTGCTGAACTGTTGCTTGACTCAAAGCAAAATTATGCTTTGGTAATATATCTTTTACAGTTTGCAATACACTAGAAAGACTTGCATACATAAAAGGCTTAGAAGATTTTTTTGACAAGTAAGTAATCTCTGAGTCTTTTATAGGATTGTTTAAGTCATTTAAAAGATTAACTAAATCTTTTTCAAAATTCGGCACATCATTTTCAATATTGTTCTGCGTCATAGTCTAACCTCCATATTTGTTTAGCTTGTTTTTTAGTTTTTGAATTTGCCCATCTCCAATCATCTAAATCTGGTTGTATCATGGACAACAGTTCTTCAATATCATTTGACATAGATAAAAATTTTCTAAAGCCTAATGATGCTTTTACTATATTTTGTAAATACTTTTTGGGGTTTTCTAATCGTACAGTTTGAACATTTCTTCTGGTAACATTATCAATCCATAGCTCAGTCATATCTGTTCCTGCTGATGCACCATACAATGCTAGTTGTCTGGAATGTGACTCTTTCATTTTATTTAAAGATTGAACACTTGTTTTACAATCTCTAATAGCATGGTAAAAATCTCCACTCTTGCCAAATTCAAAATCTATATATCCTATAAATGGAATTTCTAATTCATCAAATTCATATAAAATTCTTTTTTGACAACTTGTAGGTTCTCCTAAATTAGCAAAATGATTATATCCTGCTTTAACATAATCTGATATAGCACTACGTTCTTTGTTTATTTTTTCATCCGTAAATCCATCCCATTTAATTTGAGTATCAAATGAAGACTCAGATATTTGAATAACTTGCTCAACTGATAAATTACTAGATAACATTAATTTTTCAAATCCTTCTTCAACTGCTTTTCCTCTCCAAGCTGAAGGTCCAAAATCGTCAACTCCTCCTGCCATTGCATAGAGAACTGAAGCAGGATTAGATATCCATGCGTTTATCTTACTTACAGATAAATGTTCTACGTTATGATTGATAAATGGAGAATTACTTCTCATTTTTTTTCCCCTTGTTGCATTTATAATTAAACCATGCTATAACACAGATTGGGTATAGTCAAGGAAAATAATTGATGATTTTATTAAAAACCTTTATAAGTATATATTATGAGATTAAATAACTATTTAAAGTACGCAGGAAAGACACACAAAGACTTCGCAGACGAATTAGGACTATCTGTTAGTGCAGTACATAAATGGCTTTACGGACAAAGATTTCCAAGAAAAGAGCATTTAGAAAAAATTCAAAAAATTACTAATGGAGAAGTTACTGCAAATGACTTTATAAACTCTTGATGGACACAATAGTATCAATGGTTATGATGAGTATTGCTTACAATCCTATTCCTATAATGCAGGGAGCTTGTGATTATATTATGAGAGATTTAATCGTATGTTCAAACGAAGGAAAGCATGATGATACCATAAAAAAAAACATAGAAGATTTTAATAAAAGAGTCTCTGATTGTAAGTTAATAAAATACAAATATGAAGACAATAAACATATGTGTTTTTATGAACATCCAGATGGAACAAGAAGTATTTATTTTGAAGACACTAAAAACTGTGCTTTTAAAAAACAATGTCTAGGCAAATAAAATTTCCAAATAAAAAATATAATATCATTTATGCAGACCCTCCTTGGGTATTTAAAACTTATTCAGATAAGGGTAAAACCAAAAGTGCTGAAAATCATTATGCTTGTGAAGATATAGATTGGATTAACAGTTTACCTATATCAGATATAGCTGATGATAATTGCATTTTATTTTTATGGGTAACTTTTCCTTTGTTAGAAAAAAGTTTTGAAGTTATAAAATCTTGGAACTTTAAATATTCTACTTGTGGTTTTGTATGGATAAAAACTAATAAAAATTTTGACACAAAACAAACTTCTTTTATACCTACTGATTCCTTTGATTCATTTATGGGGTTAGGGTATTGGACAAGGAGCAATGCAGAAATATGTGTTATAGCAAAGAAGGGTTCAATAAAAAAAAAATCAAGTTCAATACATCAAGTAGTTTATGAACCAATAAGAGAACATAGTAGAAAACCAGATATAGTAAGGGATAAAATAGTTGAACTTTGTGGAGATTTACCTAGAATAGAATTATTCGCTAGAACAGAAATTCAAGGTTGGGATAACTGGGGAAATGAAACAAAAAAATACACAAAAAAAATTACAAAATGATTCTGCTTACGCACAATATGACATGGACAATGATGGTACAGTTTCAGATGAAGAACTAGAAAATATAAAAGCAATTAAAATTTTAGAAAATGACCTTAGAAAAAATAAAGCACAACGGAGAATGGCAACTTATACATTAATTGGAATGGGAATATTTACTGCTATGATGTTTATGCCCTTTATAGACTTAGAAAGAATAGAAGCTTTAAGCGATATTAGCAACCTATTTTATATATCTGGAGCAGGAATAGTTGGAGCATATATGGGTGCAACTGCATGGATGTCTCGAAAATAGTCAAATTTGATATTGGTATAAAATGGAAAAGATTAGGTAGTAATAATCCATATGCTATGGTCTTAAATGCTTCTAAAGTATGGAGTTTTACTCAAGATGATAACTCAGATAAATATACTTATATGAAATTATTGATACAAGATAATGCAGAAGAATTTAAATGGGGTTTGCAAAGACAAAAAACCATAATGATATTTTACCATAAAAAATATGCTTATTTTGTTGCACCTCCTAACGAAGTATATAAAGTAGAATTACCAGAGAATAAAAAACAAAAAAAGAAAATTAAGAAAAAACCTAATAATAAAAATGTATTTATAGAATGATTGAATATTTATTACCATACAATTTATGTATATATTTTTATTGTGTTACAGGTTTTTGTTTTAGTTGGTATCTAAAAAAGGAATTTTATCTTGCAGACTTTCTTACAATTTTTATTGTTACTATTATATTTAGTAAGCAGTTTAATGTTCTTATTAGCTTGTCTAGTGGTGTATGTACTTTTATTCTTTGTTTTTATCGTGATAACTACACTCTATGGTTGCGTAGAAAAATTAATTTATAAAAGAAAATGCTCTTAGTATTGGAGAAACCCAAGAGCATTAATTAATTTTTATGTTTAGTATGTTTATTTAAATAAGCTTATCTGACTATCATTATGGTTCGGATTCCATCTTATGTCAATCAATCTATAATCTTTTCCAAATTTAGATTTAAAAATCTTTGTGCTTGGTTTTAGTTCTCTTAAATCTTTTGGAGAAAAAAACATTGTTCTGTCTTCGTGCATAAGTATCATACCACCTTGTTTTATTGCTTTATCTCTTTCGTAATCTCTTATGCTTACTAAAAAACCTTGATATAATTTTGTAACTTTTTTTCTAAAAACATTTTGCATTATGCTACCTCCATAAATTCTGGCATTGGTCTGTTTGTCCATTTTGCAAAATATCTTTTATATTTTTTATAATATTCTTGATATGCAATAATTGCTGATTCTCTTTTAACATCTTCTGGCATACATTGTGGTGGTTCAAAGAATACTCCATCTGGAATATTTCTTGGTACTGATAATAAAAGTTTTCTAAGTTTTTTTTCTGTTAAATGTTTTTTATTATATCTATGCGTGTATTCCATACATAAATATACCCATAACATTGAAAGCCATTTATAGTTTGCTTTGTTAGTTCTAGTCCAAATAGTGCTAGGATGATTTTTAAAAGCAGTTTGATATACTTCTATATTATTATCTAAAAGTCTATGAGCAGTAGACAATAATTGAGCATACTCTAAAATCATTTTCACTATGTGTTTATCGCAATGTAGCTTTGCACATTGATATGGGTTTTTATCTAAATAAAATATATTCATTGTTTAGACTCCCTTTTTACATATTTTTCTAATTCCATTGTAGCATCTTTTTCTTCTTTCCAAAGCTTGTATGTAATTAATAAAGCTTTTTGTATTTCTTGAATTGACGCAGTACATTTTATATTTGTTGTTAAGTCTCTGTTGTTTGCCTCTCTTATTGATGCAAAAGACTTATTTAGTTTAACTAAAATTTCAGTAACTTTTTTTAACTCTTCTTCTTTATATATACAATCGTGCATTTCTACCTCCTTGTATCTTGTTGAATATAAACTCTCCAGAAAGTTGCAGGAGTAACTGATAAGTCTTGAGCCATTTCTGTTGCCTCAAAATATAAGGCACTCATTCTTTCGCTATCTACTGACTCTTTAATAGTAGAGTACCTGTCTTGTAAATCTTCTATAATCTGTTCTTGTATATGTGATAATATCATTTATTTATTCCCCTTTATTTTTCTAATTATGCTAGTTATAGTATTGTTTTTATGATTAAGAGAACAGTGAGAAAGAACTTTTTCTCCATTAAGATACACTTCATATCTTCTGCATAAGTGTTTTAATTTAGGCTCATTAGTTCTACTTAATCTAGTTGATAAAGTGAAGTTTCTTTTAATGACAACTTTTATTTCATTGCCCTCAACTATTTGAACAGTTCCATTATCATATTTCTCATATCCAAAAAATTTAGCATCTGAATTTAAAACTTTTATATTAGTAATTGTCATTTCGTTTTTCCCTTTGTTGTTATTAATCATGTATACATAATATCAAACTGTTTGCATTTGTCAACAATATAATACAATAAATATAAGTCTTGAAACTACTAGAAATCTAGGCTTTCTTAAATTAATTACAAAAAAATGTAAAAAAAAACTATACACAACTTGTCATATATATATAATTTTTAATTTAAAGGAGAATCGCTTATGAGTATAGAATGTCTATTATGGAGCAAGAACGTCAAAGAAATAAATTGCACAGAAAAGCTATGTCTTACTTGGTTATGTAACTATGCCCAAGAAGATAATGTTGCATGGGCAACGGAGAATCATCTAGCAGATATTATGAATAGTACTGCCAGAACAGTTAGAAGAAGTCTGAAAAGTTTAGAAGAAAAAAATTTAATAAAAATTGTTTATAGATTTGATGAAAAAGGAAAACAAATTAGAAATGATTTTAAAATATTAATTGATAATGAACAACAAATGTCCACCCCCACTAGGACACTAGTGTCCACCCTTAAAGATAATAATAAAAATAATAATATATACACAAAAGAATTTGACAATTTTTGGTTATTATATCCCA